AACGATCAAGTAACACACTAAGGAGATAGATATGGCAACAGTACGTTTCAGCAAAGAACTTACCGAGGCAGTCCTGAGGAACGCCAAAGCGAAGATGCAACCTGCCATTGACAAGGCGAAGGCAACAACGCTGCACCCATCATGGGGCCAGAAGATATACGACAAGTTGTTCGGAGATGAACAGGTACTCCTCAGCGGTGTACCTAAACACTGGCTGCGGACGAAGGATCGTATCCAAATCAAAAGGGTAGGCAACGTCCCGTGTGGCGCAACACTATCGTTTAGCGGCTCGGTGTACTGGCCCATGGAGTTCCCAAAGAATCACATGGCTACGTTTGAAGGCGGTTGGGAAGACAGGCTCACACTACTAGACGTTCCAGATTGGGCTGAGTTCAAAGCCGAGATGGAGATGATCAACCAAGGTGTTGCAGTGGCAACGCAGCGGCAGACTGAGTTCGTTGCGATGGTGCTCAAGGTATGCGATGCCTACAGCACATTGGCCCCGGCACTCAAGGCATGGCCCCCACTGTGGGACTTGATACCTGAGAACGTCAAGAACAAACACCGTGAGATCAAGGTGCGTGAGAAGACCGAGACTACCCTCGACGTAGACATTGGCAAGCTCACTGCAATGAGTACTGCTGCGAAGTTTGGTATCTGAGATGCCCCAGATCGACGATGACAAACGTCGAGAATGGCTCCGTGCTTTGCGCCGTTTCAAATACGGTATCAAGGTGCGGGCCAAGCTCGGAGTACTGCAAGCTATCTGTGAACAAGTTGGTGCAGAACGTAAGGGTAAACGAGGATGGGATGCACCCCAGTGGCAGCATGATAGGTGGATTACACTGTTGTCCATCTGTATCAAAGACAACCAGTTCCCAACGGAATTGCTCATCGGTTTTGCAAAGACTGCTGAGGTCACATTCATGGCATCCAAGTCACAACCTACTGTGGCATCTACGTTGGATGTAGTGAACGACGTGTGCAAAACATACAGCAAACAACTCCGACAGAAGTTCGGTGTATTTACATGAGGTGAACCAAGGATGAACACATGACCGAGCAACGCTACCTCGCAGGGGGCCAAGAATTTTATTACCCCCATGCTGGTGATCCCAAGCCGCCAGAGAATACCAAGTTGTTGTTGCTTACCACTGGGGGCATCTGCACTACCGGAGTCTGGAATCACAACTGGTGTGTTGGCTGGCTGCCACTGCCCAAACGCAACATCACCAAGGAATATACCCATGCACAAGTCAAACCAAGCAGCGATACGCAAGTTACTTCGGGAGAATGACGATGGCCTTACCGTATCTCAACTGGCTGACCTGATGGGCTCCAACAAGAACAGTATTAACGTGTCGCTCAAGTGTATGCCTGATGCCTACATTGATCGGTGGGTAATCAAGGGCAGACAGAAGTACGTGAGTGCAGTATGGTGCGTGGTTGTTCCCCCTGAGAACTGCCCCAAACCATGAGTCACAAAGCACGGGTACGTACGCTGCTACTGGCACTGGTAATAGGAGTGTCCGTGGTTGTACTCGTGCTCAACATCCTATTCTTTATCAACTGGAAATGACATGAGCAAACTCAGATTACAGATCGTGGATTACTTACGGAGGTATCCACAATCCTCAACAAGGTACGTTGCAGATCAATTCGGTGTCAGCACAGCCACGGTGTACGCTGCCCGTAGGCAGGCAGCATCGGACGTAGTGGCGATTGAGACACCAGAAGTTGTTGAGCAACCTGCCAACGCCCGACAAGTTGCAGGTACACACTACAAGGACATGGGTGTGCAGCCGTGGGAAGTCGTGGACACATGGCCGATTGATCAGCGCATTGGCTACTACCGTGGCGGTGCACTGAAGTACCTGATGCGGATGGGTAGCAAAGACGAATCGCCCACCGAGATTGCAAAGGGCCAGCACTACATGCAGAAACTTCTTGAGGTGTTATGTGAAGCTAGATAGAGGCAACCCCAACCTGATGAAGAAGGCGCTGCGTGTGAACCCACACGCTACGCTGGAGGCATTCCCCAACACGCTTGGAGATGTGGCAGCCAAGCGCAGACACAGGGCCACAACGGGCTACGTGCCAGTACCGAAAGACCCCAACGCGGCGCTGCCTCCATCTACAAATTTATGGGAGCAGCCAGACTACGTACCACCGAAGGACGAGTACGTACGTCCCGGTGCCCAAGACTTTCTACGATACAGGAGCAGAGGACTATGAGCGTTCACAAGACAAGCCAAACGGCACTGGCCCAAGGCATGACCGCCGAAATACTGGAGGTCATCTATCGGTACCACGAGTCGGTACCCGTGGTGCTGGCACTGGGTGTGCTGGAGGTGGTCAAGCAGGAACTTATTGACGAACACATTGGACTGGAGGAAGACGATGCGTAACATACTAATGGAAGGCACGGTGATCACAGGTGCACCCGAACTGCCATCGGTGATGGTTCGTAATGACGGCAACATGAGTATGGCTAGTCAGTCGTCACTCCATCTGGGTAGCAGCGTAATCAATGAAGCCAAGATGCAACGCATTGACAAAGCACTGGAGTTTATTGATCGGCTGATTGCGGAAGACCCAAATGCTAGGGCGATCTGGACTGCGATACAAACCAAGGAAAGGATACTCAAATGATGGACATCGTAACCATCGACTTTGAAACCTACTACGACAAGGACTACTCCCTGTCGAAGATCACCACCGAGCAGTATGTTCGCAGTCCACAGTTCGAGATCATCGGGGTGGGCATCAAGGTCAACGACTACCCCACTGACTGGTACAGCGGGGACAATCCCGGCAAGTTCCTCAAGTCGCTGGACTACCGCAAGCGGGCCATCCTGTGCCACAACACAGCGTTCGATGGAGCCATCCTGTCGTGGCATTTCGGTATCAACCCGAGGCTATGGCTGGACACACTGAGCATGGCCCGACCACTGCACAACGTCACGGTAGGTGGGTCACTCGCCAAGCTGGTGGCCTACTACGGACTGGGCAAGAAGGGCGATGAGGTCGTGGCTGCGCTGGGCAAGCACAAGTCTGACTTCACCGAGGCTGACCTTGCACAGTACGGGAAGTACTGCATCAACGATGTGGACTTAACCAAGGCGCTATTCGATAGGATGAAGGTAGGCTTCCCATCTGGAGAGTTGTTGGTGATTGACCAGACGCTGCGGATGTACACCAACCCAGTCATCGAGTTGGATGTACCCCTGCTGGAGAAGCATCTCGAAGAAGTCAAGACCCGCAAGCGCACACTGATGGCTGACATCGGGCACAGCATCGGCGGTGCAGCAGCAGTGCAGGAAATGCTGATGTCCAACGACAAATTCGCTGCGTATCTCAAGCAACTGGGTGCCGAGCCGCCGACCAAGATCAGTGCCAAGACAGGCAAGGAATCATGGGCGTTCGCCAAGACCGACAAGGGTATGACCGACATGCTGGAACATCCTGATGAGCGTGTGCAGGCTGCGGTATCTGCTCGCCTTGGGGTGAAGTCCACACTGGAGGAGAGCCGCACTGAGAACCTGATCGGCGTGGCCGGGAGGGGTGCGCTGCCTATCATGCTGAACTACTACGGTGCCCACACCGGGCGCTTCAGTGGCGGCGACAAGCTCAACCTACAGAACCTGCCAAGCCGTGGCAATACCACCATCCGCAGGGCACTGAAGGCACCACCGGGGCAGATGCTTATCTCATGCGACTCGTCGCAGATTGAGGCCCGCACTGTGGCATGGGTGGCAGGACAGGAGGACTTGCTGGAAGCGTTCCGTGACAAGCGAGATGTGTACTCTGAGTTTGCCTCTGATGTCTACGGTCGCACCATAACCAAGGCTGACAAGGTGGAGCGGTTCGTTGGCAAGACGTGTGTGCTTGGGCTGGGCTACGGCATGGGTGCTGAGAAGTTCCGGCGCACACTGGAGATCGGACAGGGCGGCATCAACGTCATCATCGACATCAACGAGGCAACACGCATCGTCAAGTTGTACCGCCAGAAGAACTGGAAGATCGTGCAGTTCTGGCAGAAGTGCGGCAACGCACTCAAGGATATGTTGTACGGTGGCAGCAACGAGTTGCATCCGGGGATACGCTACGACAAAAGCGGCATCATCATGCCCAATGGATTCCGCATCCAGTACCCTGCACTGCGGGAGACTGCCAGTGGGTTCATGTACATCGCTGATGCACGGACGTACCAGAAGGCGCTCAAAGATCGTGTGCTTACTGGTGCACCACCTGATGACATCGCATGGACACGCATCTATGGTGGCAAGGTGACAGAGAACCTTGTGCAAGGACTTGCTGCGATCGTCATCCGTGAACAGATGGCTGCTGCTGGCATCCACTTCAAAGTCTGTTTCCAAGTCCACGACGAGATCATCATCGCAGTAGACGAAGACGTTGCGCAAGAAGCACAGATCAAGCTCGAAGCCTTGATGTCCACCGCCCCCAAATGGGCACCCGATCTGCCAGTGGCTTGCGAGTCTGGCATGGCAGCAAACTATGGAGATACATGATGACTATCACTGAAATCAAACGCAACCCCCGCAACCACGAAGTACTGCAACTGATGGAGGCAGTGACCAACCAGATCAAGGAGTGCCCGGACACCACTGAGGTGTTCATCCTTGCCAAGATCGGGAGCGACTACATGCGGTTCTCGTCAGGGATCAGCAACCTGATGCAGCTTGTGGCAACCCTTGAGTTGGCGAAGTTCGACGCGCTCACCCGTATGTCAAGCGATTGATGTACACTGCAATCTCCAACGACAAACACCCTCGCAGACAACCCCTGCGGGGCATACTGCTATGCAACTGAGCCACTCCTACTCAGCGATAACGCTGTTTGAAAACTGCCCATTGCGGTACTACCGCCAGCGCATCAAGAAGGACGTAGTGGATGAAGGCGGCGAGGCGTCCAAGTACGGAGAACGTATTCACAAGTTCCTTGAAGACCGACTAAAAGGGTCGGACTTGCAACCAGAGGCGGCTGAGTACGAAGCCTTGTGCCAGTCGGTCGAGAGGCTGGCTGCACGTGGCGAACTGCACGTCGAGAAGGAACTCGTGCTGACTGAGAACCTTACACCAACAGGTTGGTGGGACACTGACGCATGGCTGCGCAGTAAACTTGACGTACTTGTAATTGTCGGGACGACCGCTGTCGTGATGGACTGGAAGACAGGCAAGCGAAAGATCGACCAGTTCCAGATGCAGATGTTCGCAGCGCAGGTGTTCAAGCACTTCCCCGAGGTGCAGACAGTGCGGACTTCCCTCGTGTGGCTGAAGACCATGGAGATGGACACTGAGGTGTACAAGCGCAGCAATGCCAACGCGATATGGGCCGAGATTATGAAGCGCATCCAGCGTATCCACGACTCCTACGAACATGCCAACTGGCCCGCCCGCCCATCGGGACTATGCAGGTACTGCCCATGCCGTCACGACTGTGACTATGCTAGGGTTTAACCTAATAAAAAACTTGACACGACTGTAAATGTAGGTGATACAATGAGTGCAATGACTCCAGAAGGTAGGGTAAAGAAGCGAGTGACTGAGGTGCTGAAGAAGCACAAGGTGTGGTACTTCTCCCCCGCCAACAACGGGTTTGGTAAGAGCGGTATCCCCGACATCATCGCTATCGTTGACGGACATTTTCTTGGGATCGAAGTGAAGTCGGCAACGGGAAAGCCAACAGAGTTGCAGAAGATTTGCGGCAAGCAGATCGAAGATGCAGGTGGTACGTGGTTGTTGGTATCGGACGACGCAACTCTTGAAGTGCTCGACGCGGTACTGCAAAACAGAAAAGACAGGTGACAACATGCTGGTAGTTGAGAAAGCCAAGGCATTAGCCCTCAAGCTGAACAATCCGAACAGGGTGCTGGACTCTATACCCACGTCCAAGACGATGGAGGTGCGCGGTACCCAGATCGTCATTGCCCCGCATCGGTTGGATGAGGTCAAGGTCTTGCGCAATCTCGGTATCAAGGCACCAAGCCCCATCCTGTACTACTACAACTGGCCCGGAAGGTTCACACCATTCGAGCATCAGCGTGAGACAGCGGCGTTCCTGACCCTGAACCATCGGTGCTTGGTACTCAACGAGATTGGCACGGGCAAAACCCAGTCCAGTCTGTGGGCAGCCGACTACCTTATCAAGACCAAGAAGGTCAAGAAGGTGCTGATACTGTCACCGCTCAGTACGTTGGAGCGTGTGTGGGGCGATGGCATATTCACTGGCCTTGTGCACCGCAAGTTTGTTGTGCTGCACGGCACCGCAGAGAAGCGGCTCAAGTTGCTGGGCACTGAGGCTGACTTCTACATCGTCAACCACGATGGCTTTGCCATCATCAAAGAGCACTGCCACGGCATGTTTGATCTGGTGATCGTGGATGAGGCGGCAGTGCTGCGCAACCCATCAACACAGAGGTTCAAGATTTTCCGCCGCTGGATGGACAACAATCCACAAGCACGTTTGTGGTTGATGACCGGGACACCGACACCGAACGACCCGACTGACGCTTGGGCACTGTCGAAACTGATCGGCTCACCCTACTGCACCAAGACGTTCACTGCGTTCCGGGAACAGGTGATGATGAAGATCGGTCAGTGGAAGTTCGTGCCACGGCCTGAGTCTGCTGACATCGTGAAGCACATCCTACAACCTGCTGTCAGGTTCACACGGGACGAGTGCTTTGACTTGCCAGAAACCATCATCCAGACACGACAGGTTGAGTTGACCGCCGAGCAGAAGAAACACTACACCCAGATGCTGCGCCACTTCACAACTGAGATGGCAGCCGAGAAAGCAACAGGTGGAACCATCACTGCGGTCAACGAGGCGGTGAAGATTCAGAAGCTAGTGCAGATCGCTTGCGGCGTGGCGTATGGCGATGACGGTCAGAACATTGAGATCGACTGCGGCCCACGGATTAACTTGGTCAAGGAGGTGATTGAAGAAGCAGGAGAGAAAGTAATTCTGTTTGTTCCCCTGACGGGAACACTCCACATGTTGGAGAAAGAACTGAGCAAGCACTGGACTGTGGCTGTTGTCAATGGCGAAGTTTCCTCCGGGAAGCGCAACCAGATATTCAACGACTTCCAGAACCAGAGCGACCCTCGGGTATTGATCGCCCACCCCGGAACAATGGCGCATGGACTGACCCTCACGTCTGCATCGACCATCATCTGGTACGGCCCGATCAACAGTAACGAAGTGTACGTACAGGCGAATGGTCGTATCGAACGGATTGGCAAGCGCAATGTCTCCAACGTGATTCACATTGAGAGCACTGACCTTGAGCACAAGATGTACGAGCGACTGAGAAACAAGCAGAAGTTGCAAGGCTTACTGCTGGACTTGATCCAACAACAAACTCAAAGGTGATGACATGAGTACAACCCCAAACGTAGGTGACGTGATCCGTACCTACATGAAACTGCGAGATCAGAAAGCTGTCATTGAAGGCGAGGTCAAAGGAAAACTCACAGACCTAGTTGCCAAGATGAACAAGCTCGAAGCGTATCTCAAGACACAGATGGATGCGCAGGGACTGACCAGTTTCAAGTCAGAGTATGGCACTGCGTTCCTGACCACCACGGACTACGCCAGCGTAGCCGACTGGGACAAGCTGCTGACGTTCGTTCGTGAGAACGAGGCGTTCGACATGCTGACAAAGAGCGTCAGTAAGACCGCAGTGCGCGGTCACATTGACGAGAAGAAAACCATTCCTCCCGGCGTTAACTATGGCACCAAGCTGGAAGTGAATATCCGTAAACCCGGTGCCAAGGAGGACTGACATGATCAAAGCATTTAAGAGATGGCTCTATAACGCAGTGAAGGAAGGCCATGACAACCACACACAGTCAATAGCTTCTACCAACAAGCTGCACGATATGTTGTCGCACAACATGGCTGCGATGGTGGCTTTCAAGATCGACAACGGATACATTGTTCGCACCATGAATCCTGAACTTGCTTACCATGGCGAACGGTCGCCGGGTTTCGCATACTGTGCTGACCATCAGGCCATCGCAGACTACCTCGTGGCGTCGGCTATGCGGGAGCGTATCGGTGTCCAGCCAGAGCAGCCACGTAAAAACGTCAAGATGGTTATCCATCCCCAATCCAACACCGCCGGTCTTGTCGGTCAACAAGCCACCCCATCTTACTAACCAAGGAGTCTCAAATGAGCAACATCGTTCCCGTAAATATCCAAGTTCCCGCTCACCTCGCTGGCCGCGTTGGTGTTCCCTCTGTCCTCGGCGCTGCCCTGACTGGTGGCCTGTCGTCTGGCAATTCGTTTCCACGTATCAGCATCAAGGCAAGCCGCTTCCGCATCGTTGAGGGTGACACCGAGACTGTGCTGGACACCACCAATCTGGATGTGGTGATCGTCGGTGCAAACCCACGGCTGTCCAAGACTTGGTACGCCAAGCAGTGGAGCAAAGACGCTGAACCCGCAGCACCTGACTGCTTCTCGTTGGATGGTATCGGCCCAGACCCAGAAGCCACTGACCCTCAGAACGATGTGTGCGCAAGCTGCCCACAAAACGCATGGGGTTCCAAAGTGACTGACGGTGGACAGCAGATCAAAGCCTGCTCGGACAACAAGCGTCTGGCAGTGGTTGCTGCTGACGATGCCAGCGGCCCGGTGTACCTGTTGTCGGTCACACCTGCTGCGCTCAAAGGCTTGAACCAATACCAGAAGGAACTGTCCGTGCGTGGCATCCCTCCTGAGATTGTCAAGACTCGTGTATCCTTCGACACTGATGCGTCCTTCCCCAAATTGAAGTTCACCTTCGGTGGCTTCCTTGATGCTGACGTGCAATCAGTCGTCGATGGTTTGTTCGGTACTGAGTCGGTCAAAGAGATCACCGGAGAAACCCCCAAAACGCCAGTGGCTGTGCCGCAAATTGCCAGAGCCACTGCACCAGTCGCACCGAAACCCGCTGTCAAAGTAGCAGCCCCCGTTGAGGAACCTGCACCTGCCCCTGCACCCGCACAGGCCGCTGCTCCAAAGCGTGGTTTCGGTGCACCTAAAGTCGCCGCTCCTGCTGCTCCCGCAGCAAAGGCCGCTCCTGCCAAGGCTGCTGCTCCCGTGAGCAGTGATGCTGCAACATCTTTGGCTGACGAGATCGCCGCGCTTGTCGGTGAGGTGAGTGCAGATGACGCCTAAGCCAACGCTCGACTTCACAAGAGTCGAGGCGCTGCGCAAGCACATGCTCCTGACAACATCGGATATGGCCGAGTTGCTAGGAGTGTCCCGGATGACTTATTATGGATGGGTGCGGGGCAAAGCCTTGCGCAAATCGAATGACGAATCAGTACGGACTATGCTGCGCAAGCTGTTGGATGTGATGACGCGACACAACTGGCCTACGCCAGAGGTGATCGCATCGGATCAGAAGCAGCGCAAAGAGCGTCTCATCGCAGTTCTGAACTCAGATAATTAAGGTGACCGGGAGGGGCAACCCTCCCAGTTTCAGCAGGGGCACTATGAACACGTTGAATTTTCTTCAGCGGGTTCTACCATCGGCAGGTTTCTATGTCACCACGGTCATCAATCCAGATGGCAGGCGGCAGGGATTCTTTTCCACTGTGGAAGAACTCGCAAAGGCTGTGACTGGACTCGACCAGCGTGGCAACAACACTTACTTCGCCATCTCGGCATTCACCGAGAAGGGAAACAGAAAACAGGAGAACGTCCGGGCGACCAAGGTGATCGCACTGGATGTCGATTGTGGAGACACCAAGCCCTACCCCACATGGCGGGAAGGTCTGGCTGCAACGGGTCGGTTCGTTCAGCAGATGGGGCTACCCAAACCACTGGTCATCCACTCTGGTAACGGACTGCACGTCTACTGGGTACTGACCGAGGAACTCGAACCGATTCGCTGGAAGCCACTGGCCGAGGCCATGAAGGCAGCAGCAAGGGACAAAGGCTTTGAGATCGACCCGGCTGTGCCCGCCGACTCAGCGCGGGTGCTGCGCCCCGTAGGAACCACCAACCCCAAGAGCGGCACTCAGGTGCGAATGCTCATAGATGCTCAACCTGTGGTCGTCGAGCAGTTAGCTGCTGCACTGTCCGCGTACATGGTAGCTCACCCTGTGAGCCTGCCACGTTCAGCAAATACCAGCGTGTTGGCACAAGCTCTTGCGGTCACGGTAGACATCCCACCATCCAACGCCGCAGTCGTGGCGACCAAGTGCCAGCAGATCGGCTGGGCTATCAAGAACCAAGGTGACGTGGAGGAGCCGTTCTGGTATGGGCTGATGGGCGTTGCGGCGTACTGCCAAGACGAGGTTGCCACGGCCATCGCATGGAGCGACCAGCATCCCGACTACGACCAGAACAACACCGTGCGCAAAGTGCAGCAGTGGAAGTCGGTCACGACAGGCCCAACAACCTGCAAGAAATTTGAGGAACTTCGCCCTGCTGGCTGCAAGGGTTGCAAGTTCAAAGACAAAGTGGGCACACCTGCTCGACTCGGTATCCAGTACCTTGAAGTCGCAGCCCCCGCGTCAGCCCCAGATTCAGCAGCCAATGACATCCCCATGCCACGTCCGTTCAAGCGCACTGCTGACGGCATCAAGATGACCATCGACGAGACAGACATCGACGTGTGCAAGTTCGACATCTATCCGGTGGGCTACGGCAAGGACGAGTCGCTTGGGTACGAGACAGTTCGCTTCCACTGGAACCGACCACACCGTGGCTGGCAGGAACTGTCGATGCGCCAAGCACTGCTGACCGAGGGACACCGCGACTTTGCCACAGTCATGGCTGACCAAGGCATCGTGCTCAACAACCGCAACCAAACAGGACACTTTCAAATCATGCTGCGCTCATACATGGAAGAACTGCGGCAGAAACGGGCGATGACGAACCTGTACGCCACGATGGGATGGAAGGAGAACTTCTCCCAGTTTGTTATCGGCGACACGATTCTGCGCCGCAACACGGACGGTTCCGTCAGCGAGGAGTCGATCAGTCTATCGTCAGGGTCAGCCCGACTGGGCCACGAGTTGTGGGATACCGCCGGATCGCTGGATGCGTGGGTGCAGTTCACTTCGCTACTCGGCAAGGCTGACCTGCGGGCACACATGTTTGCGCTGGCAGTTGGCTTCTCCGGCCCGCTGTACGCATTCACTGGACTCAAGGGTCTGACCGTCTCGCTCTACGGCCCGACAGGCGGTGGCAAATCGCTGGCCCAGATGTGGATTCAATCCATCTATGGCAACCCCGACAAGCTGCACTTCGCTGCCAAATTCACGCAGAACTCTTTGTTCGGACGCATGGGTCTGTACTCACACATGCCGATGACCATCGACGAGGTGACCATGATGGACAACCGCGAAGTCGGCGACTTCGCATACTGGGTCAGTCAGGGCAGAGACAAGGCGCGGATGAACCGCAACGCTGAGGAGCGCGACTCCAAGACGTGGGCAATGCCAGTCATCGTGTCCACCAACAAGTCCATGAACTCCAAGCTGATAGCCAGTGGTCTGGACACTGACGCGCAGTTAGCCCGTATCCTTGAGGTCAGCGTACCACCGAGCAAGTTGTTCACGAAAGACAGCACGGCTGGGCGGAAGATTTATGAGTTCATCAACGACAACTATGGACACGTAGGCCGGGAGTTCATCAAGCGGCTGCTGGAGTTGGGCGAGACTGGGATACGTGCCGCCATTGCGCAGGCCACCGCCGACTTCCGCGACAAGTACAAGGCGCAGTTCTCCGGTGAGGAACGGTTCTGGGAGCAGTCCATCATCCTCGCTGACCTAGCAGGGCGACTGGCAAACGAGTGGGGTCTGATCGCCTATGACCACAAGGAGGGTATTGATTGGGTACTGGCGCAGGTTGGTGCGATACGGCGGGCCGTGTCTGAGTTCAAGACCGATTCGTTCGACCTGCTGACCGAGTACCTAAACGAGAACTCCGATGCCACACTGACAGTTACCCAGACGGGAACCAACAAACCGATGGTGGATTTCAGCCGTGTACCACGTGGAGAACTTCGAGTGCGCTTCGAGTTATACCGCAAGACAAACGGAGACGTGTTCTCCCATGGCACCGTGATGCTCGACCGTACGCACTTCCGGCGTTGGCTGGCCCAGCGTGGCGCGGACTACAAGACATTTATGAATGAGTTGCAGGATGAGAGTGTGCTCGCATCGCCCAAATCCAACAAGGCGTATCTCGGCAAGGACTCACCGATCAAGCTGGGCCAGTCGTACGTTATCGGCGTGAACCTCACGCACCCACGACTACAAGGAATTCTGAGTGACGCAGACCAAGCCGTTGAGGATATGGCCTACGGTCAACTCAGAGTGGTTACTCCGTAACCCCGTACATCGCAAGCATCCGCTCTGTCTCAGGGCGCATCGCCTTTGGTTGAGTCCGAAGGAAGCGTTCTGTGGCAGTCCGCTGGGCTTCACGTAGCGCCCGGTTCGCTGACTGTTGGAAGTTGCGAATCTCAAGTCCACTTCCTGCGGATGCTTCGTTCCAGTCCTGCACCATCTGCACAACCTCAGCGGCCCGCTCGTTGTCCTTGCCGATCTTGGCTGTGATGTACAAGCCACGGTAGATTCCAGCAACATCCTTCTGGTAGTCGCCGATCCGCTTGGACAGACGCACCACATCGTTTTCGGCTACGGCAGCCGATGGATAGAAGCCCAACGCTCGTGTGAGCATAGTGCCAAGATGCAAGTCCTCGCTGACCACGAAACCCTTCTGGCTGACGATGGCACCAGCGTTGTTGTAGGCCATCATGTCGCCGACTGCGCGGAGCATGGCAATAGGTGACTCACGTGCAATCTTGTTGAAGGATGTTGTGTCATCCAGCACCCCAACAGTTCCAAGTCCGAACTTGGTCACGTCTGCACCCATCGACACAGCACCTTGCAGGAAGGATGCTACCGGGCCAGCGATCTCAATCAGTTCACGACCCACGTCTGCACCGGCCAGCGCAATGCCAGTACCGGGAATGATGTTGGACAGTGATATGCGGTCGGACACGTTGGCGGGCGTGATGGTGTTGAGCAGGCCGCGCATCAGGACAGGCGTCATACCGGGAGCGATGGCGTCGAGCGCCTCGGCCAGTGACTTCTCTGCGCTGCCGCGCCAGACCTTGTTCGTACCCAGTCCCAGTCCCTGCGCAATGGTGTCGAGCAAGTCCATCAAGTCTTCGGCAAACGGCAGCCCCTTCAGTCCAGCGAACAGAGCGAGGATACCCAGCGCCAGCAGTTGCTCCTTGCGTGGCAGAGCCGCCAGCATCTGGATGCTGTTGACCGGGAACATCTTGAACATGAACAGGAACTGGCGCACGTCACCACGGAACATGGCGGGGCGGTTGTACATCGCGTACTCGCCCAACGTGTTGTCGATCATGTCCACCGCGAACTTGTCGGCCAACTCAAAAGCTGTTGCTGCGTCTTTGCCTTCGACCAAGGCGCGTGCGTATGCCATGCGGAACGCAGACAAACCAGTTGCACGACGGCTGTGCTGCTCGGTGTAGTTGAACAACGACATCCATGTTTCGGCAAAAGCCTTCGTGGCACCTGAGCGGAACTTGCCTCGGGCAGAACCCAGCAACGAGTTGGTCAACGCGGCCTGCATAGTACCGCCACCGACTTCCTTCTGCATGAACCGCGCCTCAGCGTCAGTGAAACCGGATGCCTTGAGCTTGGCCGGATCAGCCAGCAGGTCATCCCAGAACTTCACTTCGCTCTGCCCAAACCCTTTGGTTATGCTTGCAGCCCGTGCAATCTCCACTGACGACATGCCCCAACCGAAGCCGCCACCGAAGGAGTTCTTCTGGTTGTAGCCGGAGAAGGCGGGCAGCACGTTGGTCGCCAGCGACAGGTAGTTCAGGATAGCCGTTGCGAACGATGCACCCATGAACGCAAAAGTTGTTGCTGTACGTATTGCTGACGCAGCTTCTCCCGACGCGAAGTCGGTGTAGTCCACGTTGCTCTGCGACTCCATGAAGGCCACGGCCCGACGACCACGATCCTTGAAGCGGTTGCCCATCTTGGGCGATTCCTTGGTCACGAACGTGTAGTGGTAGTCGTCGAACTCCCGTTTGGCAGCAAGGCGCTTCGCTTCCGACATCGTTGGGTCTTTCTGCGCTTTCTCCCATGCAGCCTTGCGCTTGTTGTACTCAGTCTCATCACCGTACCACAGGTTTTTTGAATCCGGGTTGGCCTCATCGAATAGGCGGTCAAGGCGGTGGCGATTCTGTTTGCGCGCAACAGTCGATGCAGTTGACTCAAGATGTTGCGATACGTACTTGATGGTGTTGGGGTCTTCACCGGGAGTGTTTGCTCGCTTCAGTCGGCTACGAGCCTTGGCATTCTGCTCTGTCAAACCGACGATCAATCGCTCACGTTCCTCTGGTGTGATGCTGATAGAGAAGCGAGTGATGGCCGAGATGATCTCGTTGAGGTTAGCCTCAGCCGTAGTAGATACTGTTTCGCGGGATGTCTCAGGTTGTGCAACAAGTTTTACTTTCTTGATTACGAACTCGGTACCATCCAGCACTTCCATCTCGAAGCCGTCTTTCACGCTGTCGAATATCGCCTGAATGCGCTCTGCCGCGTTTTCAGCATCGGCACGGTTCTCTACCTGCATAAACAAAAGTTGCGCACGGTACTGTTCCGACACCTTGAAGATGCGGCCAGTCTTCGGGTCTACTGCTTGGACACGTATTTGCCACGAACCCTCACGACCAAACGGCACGTAGCCACCAGCGATGGATCGCTTGGCGAGCAGTTCAGCATCGGTCTTACTTATCTCGAACAGCGCCAAATTCTGAATGGCGTTCTGCATCGTAAATTTGAGCTTCTCGTTACCGTGCGGTATGTTAGAACCAGCTTTCAGTGCTTCGATACCTTTGAACACGTCGTCGGCTTGAGCTTGATCGAAGAACTCCTGCACAGCTTTGTTGCGGTCTGTAGCAAGTCCCAGCACAGCAGTGTTGAACTTTTTAACGAAGTCGTTGGCACGTGCCACGGACTCACGGTTATTCAGTAGCACACCGCGTTGATCGACAGTCGCGCCCGCAGATCGCAGTTCAAGATATTTATCTTCGATCGTCTTGATGAACGACTTGTCGTTCTCAGTCAGGGTACGGTCAAGAAATTGCTGTACAACACGCTCCACGTTGTCACGCTCGCCCTTGGCAGCCGCGAAGTTTGCCAGCAGCATGTCGATGGCTGACTTGTTCACGGTGTCACGCACTTCGTTGTACATGATCCACTCAGGGCTTTGCTCCGTCAGATTAGGTAGGGCCGCGTACGTCTGCTCGACTTCCTCGATGTAGGATGGATTGTCCAACTCCTTCTGGTACTGCCGTGCAATGGCTTTGCGTTCTTTGTCAGACTCAGCGATGGAAATCTCGCGGTCACGTTCAGCTTCAATGGCAGCGCGGCGCTCCGCAGTCATGGGCGTGGCACGCCCAATGGTGTACTTGATGCCCTTCTTGAAATCGTCCAGCGTGAATTTGCCACGGGCTGCAAGGATGTCGTACACCTCTTGGTTCAGTCGCGCTTCCCCATTTTCAATGTTGATCAGGCTGCCTATCTTGCGCAACTCAGCTTCGGTCAGCTTGCCCAGTTTCACACGGCTGGTGACGTTGAGCATGGAAGACGTGATGGCAATCTGCGCTTCCGTGGCACCTTGCGTGAACCCACGACCCAGCACCTCGACGGCAGGAGACAGCACGGTATCCATCATCTTGTTGTACTGCGCACGCAGTTGCGCTGCGGTCTTGCTGGTGTCGCGGAAGATGTCGTACAGGCGGCGGTAGCCTTGGTTCTCCCGAGCCGCGTAGTTCATCGACTTCAATTCGCCGATCAGGCGATTGCCGTAGTCTTCGAGATTGATGCCACGATCCTTGAGATTCTGGAACAAGTTGGTGATGTCGAACAGCTTGGTTGCCCGCTGCCCCATGGCGTTGGACGCGGCCACACGGTTGATCTCGTCGTAGTACTCACCGGCCAAGGCGAAGCGACCAGAACCATCAGGATCAGTCATACCCTCGATTGTGCTCATGCGTTGGGCCATGGCCTTGAAGTCCATGAAGGAGCCGGAAGCCTGACCGTTGCGCACGTAGCGACGAGACTGGCTGACCAGATACCGAGCGGCGTCATCATCGAAGCGCATACCCAGTTTGTTCAAGGCGTTCTTGATGGCGTTCCAGAACCGGGCGATGATGTTGGTGTCCAGCATTCCTGCGAAGTCAGCGAGGTATTCCTCAGTGGCTTCACGCTGCGACATCTTGCGGGCCTTCATGGCCGTATCTACCGCAGCCTTCACCTTGGCACTGGAGTTGTACACACCATCGAGGGCAGCGTTCAGTTCCTTCTCGGTCAGCAGACCACGGAAGCCGAAGTGACCCAGCGTCTCATGTGCCAGCACGAATTTCAGTTGCTGCTCAGTGGCAACCCGGTCAGCGAAGATGATGACGTTGCCATCACCGAATGAGTAGCCCACAGCACTGGCCGTGTCGAAGTCACCTTGTGGGCGAGACGCCACTGCCTGCGCATAGAGGCTGGGATTCTTTGCTTTGAAGTCCGCTTGGTTGCGGTAAATCTGCACCTTGGGCTTGATGTTCAGCTTGGACAGGAACGCACTGACCAACATCTTCACACGTCCCAGCGGGATCGGAGCGTTGATCGGCGTGCCATCGTCGCGGAAGTAACGGCCATCGCTGAAGTCGTCGTCGCGGCCAATGTTCCAGTCTTCCAGCGAGAACGGTGCTTCGTAGTCGTCGTCTGCAACAATTTTGTCTTCGGCGATGATCTTCTCGCGCTTGAGTTGCACTGCTTCGGTGATCTCCTCGGTCGCCACACGGAACTGTCCACCTATCCGGCCCACGTTGGGGTTGCCATCAGCGTCGAAGTAGTCGCCCAACAAGTTGCCGTTCTGATCGGCAAAGTCTTCCATGCCCGCAGCGCGGACGGCAGCCCACATGTCCCGCAGTGTCTTGGTTTCCTTGGTGCGTTTGGTTTCGTTGTACGGCTGGCCCGAGTACGTGTTGATCTGCTTGATGTAGTCAGCCAGCGTCGTAGCTGGGTTGGCGCGGGTGTCGTTCTTCAGCTTGGCCCCAGCCTTGCCGATGACGCCACTGACAGCAGGCGCACTGGCCTTGTACTTCTTGACGGTATCAGCAGGTAGGTTACCGATGCGCAGTTGGCCGGAGTCCAGCATCTTGGTGGCTGCGTCGATCGACAGACCTTTTACCACGGTGGTAATTCGGGGTAGCAGGCCACGTTGGACAGCATAATCAAACCATGGTTTGGAGTCACCCTTGGTTGCACCACGTGTATACACAGCTTCAACATCCTTGAGCATGTTGACCACATCCAGCATCGCAGCGTCGATGGCGTTCTGCTGTGCATCAGTGAAGGCCGTACTCGCCAGCAGTTCACGGGCACGCATGACTGCGGCCTTGGTGTTGGTTTCTTCGCTGATGAAGTACGCATACTCCACCACGGTGTTGATGGCGTCACGGAAGTCGCGGATGTCTGTGGCCGCTTCAGCCGAAGCGAACTCGCTGTTGACCAGTTGCAACGGGGTTTCTTCCATGTCCCCGAGAATTTCCTCAGCGCGTTGAATGGTGGCCTTGCCAGCGGTTGCATCTTGACGCCACTGAGCGCGTACTGGAGCAGGCAAGTCACCGTACGCAGGGGCACCCTCGGGCTTCATGTCCTCCCACAATGCTTCCGGTGTCTGTGGATTACGCACATCTTCGGCAATCGTGTCAGCAGTGTTTTGTGCACGGTCGCTATCTGCCCACCGGGTCTGCTGTTCAGGCGAGAGCGCAGCCCACTCAACGCCAGTATCCATTGCGGCCCACGTTTCAGCGGGAGTCTCCGTTACGGCGGGTGCGGCGGCGGTTGCCGCCTCGGCTTTTGGGGGTTGGGTTACCTCCTTCTTTGGCGGAGGTTGCAGCCCAGTAGTCGCCCCGAAATCCTCGGTACGTAGCTCTTTTTTATCAGAGCCAATCGCACGTGCTGCTTCTTCTCGGTTGTAGAAGGTATTGTTTGTATCTACAAACCCAGCTTCCCATTCTTTTAGGTCTGACACAGACCCACCGGGTAGTTTGTACCGGTTATGCACAGGCCCAGTTTCAATTACCTCCCCAGTTTTGCGACTGCGGAACGCCGCCGCCTTCATCTGCACAGCAGGTCTTTGGGTAGGTTTGGCCTTCTTTAGCGTTTCGGTTTTGCTCGGCCCGCTGACGACAGGCTTGCCGCCACCGCCTGCTTGAGCGCCGCCTGTTTGGACTTGGGTCGCGGGCTTGTTCCCAGCGTTCCCCCCGCCTTGTACTCCCGCATTATCTTGCGGACGTTCTGCGACACGACCTTGTTTGAGCTTCCCGGTTTTAGTGGCATTTTGTGGTTCCTTTGGTAGATAGTCTTCGACATTTTCGCTCTGAGAAATTACACCAAGTTTTTTTCCAGCAGCAAATACCTGTTTACGCTCCTCCAACGACAACCCCGGATCGGTAGCAATTAGTTTGCGGAAATCAGCGTTGACTAAATCTGTAGGAATAAACGGCCAATCAGTATTCCATCCAGCGGCTCGCTGCTCTTGTAGTGCAAGATCACGGACAGTAATTTCTGCGACCTTGGCACCCTTGCGAAGACCACGAGCGCCAGCAGTTTTTGTGGCGCGAGGCTTGGCAGGGGTCGGTGGTAGTTTGGTCTTGACGCCCGCAGCCCGCAGTGCGGCGACAGATGGCTCACCTGCTTGGGTGAACAACGGCACTTGTGTACCGCCAGCGGCCTGCGGTGCTGCGACAGGTGCGGCTACCTGCATCTGCCCGCCACGGCGCAACTGCCCAGCCTTGGGCGGCACGGGTGCCTGACGGCGTGTGAACAGTGGCAACTGCTGAGGTTGTGTCGGGCCAGCCGGACGCATGGGCATCGGCTGCTGGGCAGCAGCTTGTTGCTGGGCCTGCTGCATTGCGTACAGGTCACGAGCATTTCTACTCTGCTGCGCGATTGCTTCAGTTTGTTGTGCAATGAGTGCTTGCTGCTGGGCCTGTGCCTGCTCGAACTCACGCTGGCGACGGATGCGGTCTTGCACAACCTGAAGTTGGTTCGCCATCTGCGGATTGGTAGGCGCAACGGGTGCAGGGCCAGCGAACTGGAGCGCACCTTGGCGGGGGTCAGGTGTAACTACCGGAGTCGGAGCGGGCAGCGCGGGCAGTGGCTGTTGGGGCTGCATCCGGGCGGCCAGTTCTTGGGCAGGGATAGTGCCACCGAAGATGTCGAGCACACCCTGACTACCCGGCTGTGCACCGGGCGGCACATTACCTTGCTGGCGTAGCAGCAGGTCTTGGCGCGTGACATCTACGGCACCCGGCCCCATACCGGCCATGATGACCGGGCCACCCACTGGAGATATAGCAGGAGTGGGGCCGGGGAGTTGCAGTTGCCCAGCCATGGCAGGCGGGCCACCCAATGCAGGTTCACCACCAACGCCGGGGGCTGCCCCTGTTGGAGTAGTGGGCGTGTAGTACGGAGCCACTGCCGTGCCGGGAGGGGCGGGCGTGTAGCCACCGCGAGGAAATCCAGTAAAGCCCGTACCTTCCACGGGTACCAGTTCACGTCCCGGAGTTTGCTCAGGTGACTTGGCTGGATCAAGCAGGTTCTCAGGCTGTTTGCCACGGAGGTTAGCCACTGCACCCAGCGGGCCGCCGATACCGAAGCCAGCAGCAAACGAGTTGATCAGGCGCTGCGTGTTCTCAGGCGACGACATATCCTGCCCGGAAAGACCCAGCAGCAGACCCTCCTGTCCCATCTCTGTGGTTCCTTCGGCGGTACCACCAACACCAAAGCCTACCGCGCCACGGCGCAGCATCTCAGCACCACGCGCACGGAGCGATGTACCGGCAGGCATAGCCCGAGGAGCCATCACGTTGCCGAACACGCGGGATGCCAGCAGGAACTCAGGCAGCGTCTCAAGCGCGGCGTACGGCACAGACCCAGCCAATGCTTTGATGCGAGCGTCCACGTCCGTGGCATCTGCACCTTGGTCACGCAACTCACCGTAGATGTCAGCAGCACCCGTGGCGAGGTTCTGTGTGTAGGAAGCAGCCACGGCCCCGGCCAGACCAGCAGCTTCACGTAGCAACTTGTTCTCAGCAGCGTTGAGCGCAGTCCCCGCAGCCTTCTTTGTTGCCGCAGCAATGACCGCTTCTTTGAACGCGGACTTGCCCATCAGACCTGCAATCGCGCCACCAGCGCCAGCCAACGGGCCACCAGCCGCAGTACCTGCAAGCATACCCACGCCAGCCGTGGCGATGGACTCGATCATGTTCGGCCCTTGCTGGGCGAAGTTGGCTACCAACCACTCGACTGCACCGCGACCGGATTCGATGTCTGTGAACTGGCGTTCATAGGGACTGGTACGGCGTAGTTCCTCAGCCTGCTGCGCAACGATGTTGCCGCCAGTTTGCTCCGCTCCGGCCAGTTGAAGCCCGCGACCAGCCAGCAGTTGCATGGAGTCAACACCACGCCCGAAGTTCTTGGATGCCAGTCGGCCCAAGCTGGGCTGCCGGATGGATTGCAGAAGCTGTCCATAAGCCTGCTCATCAAGCGGTACCCAGTCACCACCTTGGGGTAAACCCGTACCCGGCCCGCGCAGATACTGTTCGGACTGAAGCGCGGTGGCTGCGTCGTCTGCACGGAACGTGATGCCGTTGACAAACAACTCGTTTGTTGTCGGGCTAAACGCAATCGAAGGCGGCTGCGTCATCTTCGGCATCGTGAACTGGCTTTGCTTTACCAGTGAGTCACCCATCACAGCCATGTCCGCAGCAGAAGGCGCAAGACCCCCCGCGCCGATGCTCGAAGTAGGGTTGTATGGCGCGTAGGGATTTGGCTCCTCGCCTACGCTGACCTTATCAAGAAGGGGGTTGGCAAAGGAGAGTCCTGCTGTAGCCATTGAATTACCTCGTCATGGTTTGACACCACCGTAAGACGGTAGGCCAGAAATTGGGTATGCTGCGTTAGTCGTAATCTTAACTCCATCAATCTCGATGGTGCGCCCGCTCGGATTAAATAGATACGGTGCGCCGCCGCCCGGTGGGACAATGATCACAGTTCCGTCTCCTGCACCAGTTGGTTTCACATCGTATCGGGCTTGCTTGATGAACTCAAGAGCCTGCTGCATATTTCCATCAACCCGTTTGACAGCAATCTCACGGATCATCTGCGACAGTTGATCCGCCTTTTGCTCTTGCATTTTAAGTTGCGATTTAAAGGATTCCTTGTTGTACTCTGCGCCAACGGATGCCTGCTGCTGCCGGTAGGTCTGGTCAAACGCCAGTCGTGCCGAGTTGCTTATGTCACTTGCAGACATGCCCTCTTTGGTGCGCTTGCCGTTTACGAGGATGTCAAACTTGCCGTCAGTGCGCGGTTGAATACCAACTGGTACGCCAGCGTACTGCGACCACACAGCAGCAAGGCGGCGCGGATCATTGGCAAGCGTGAACTCCTGTAGACCCTGCATACCATGCAGGTACGTCATGCCGTTGTCGACTTCCATCAGTTTGGCACGGGCTTCCATGAACTGCGCACCCATACCAGCACGTTGGTACATGCCAGCCATCCGCTCAATCTCGGCGCGTTGCTGCATGGCCCGCTGCATCTCCAACGGAATTGCCTGTGGGTTGGCGAGGTAGAAGTCCGTAGCCCCGCTGACTTGAGCCTTGGACGGTGCGCCCGCAGTGGGTGCCGGAGCAGGTGCCGCAGGCGTAGGAGCAGGAGCTTCAGCCGCTTGTGCCGAAGGTACCAGCCCAGACAGAATCGTCCCAATCGGGGTAGCCATGGCGGCTTTGCCCTTCTCGCTGGATGCGCCTTTGTACCTCTGGAGTGCTACTTCATAGTTACCGCCCGCATCCTGCAAGTACTTTGCAAACAGTTGTGCTGCGAACGGGATGGCCGTGTTGGGATCAAGCCGTTGCTCACGAGTCAGTCCATGCGAGCTTGCAATCTGTGCAATGCCTAGACCAAACTTCTCCCCACGTGGCGACACTGCCACCGGGCTGAACGACGACTCGGTACCGAGCAACCGCTTGAACACCACCGGATCAATGCCGTACTGCATGGCGCTTTGCTGGATCACACTGTCGTACGGTGTGACCTTGCTGTCGTACTGTGTAGCCCCCGCTGGCGCTTTGGCCGCAGCAGGTGCAGCAGGTGCAGCAGGGGTAGGTGTTGAGAGAAATGTTGTAGGCGGTAGTGAAGCCAGTCCTTGTCGTGCGCTGTTCAGCAACGCTTGTTCCTGCGCCAGCCTAGCCCGTTGGGTTTCGATCATCCGCGCTGGTACGTCAGGGCGTTTAGAAACTTCGTCGATGGCACGTTGTAAATCAGCAACGCGCATCTCGCGCATCCTGACAACATCTTGTGAATTGCTAGTTGCACTGTCAGGAGCCGCTCGATTGATAACCCCACGCCCCGAGCCTACTCCTAGCACAGGTGTTGGATTCACGAAGCCACGGCCAGCACCTGCCGGTGACGGCATTTCAGGCGCAGGAGCAACAGGCGAGACATCCCGTACCGGTAGAGTATCCATACCGAACTGAGGCATTTGCACTGGCGCTGGCATAGGCGCTTGCAGCATCTCCTGACGCAACTGGTTGAGACGATTCATCTCATCAGTCTGGAGTTGCAGTTGCCTG